GTCAAATTTTCGTGGGGGCTGAACTTTTAGACTCCCCCTCCCACATAGCGCTCTGCCTGCCTTGTCGTGCCTCGCGCTGGGTCTTAGCCTTGTGGCACGGCCTGCACAACCCTTGCAGGTTGACTAGGTCGTCTGTACCGCCGCGTGACTTTGGCTTGATGTGGTCAACCTCTTGGGCTGGCGAACAGAAGCCATTTAAATTGCATATCACACAAACTTTATCGCGGCGCTTAACCTGCGCAACTAAGCGCGGCCAATTGCCTGCATAACCGCGCTGCTTAGTCGTTCGCCCGGCTTGAGTCTTAACCCATCCGAACACCAACGATTGGTGCGCATCGCAGTAATAATTACGGTTAACGGTTGCCACTCCACACTTGCGGCACGGAGTTTTCGGCAACACCGCCATTAGTTTCGATTCTTAGCATTACCAAAATTAAACGCCAACACATCCAACACAGTACGCACAGAACTCAACACCCCATCGTCTTTCGGCGTAGGCGTAATAGCCGCAATAGGCGCAGCAACAGCCACAACAACCGTGGCAATCTCAAAACCCTGTTGAATCAAATCCAATAAACTCATAAACAAGCCTCATCGTCTGGCATTACCACATCAGCTTTCTTAGCCAGGGCGCGGAACAACAGCACAATAGTGCGCGCACCAGCATGCCCGGCTAACCCGCTAAACGCGGCAGCAACAATGGCAGACGTATGGAACACGCCCACCGATAAAATAAAAACAACAACCCCAGCAAACGTGCTGGTAAACAATTCAATCAACAACTCACGCAAACAAAACCGCGCAGCGCGGCGCTTTAATCGGTAGAAATAATTAACCGCACAACCCCAAGCAGCCATCCCAAAAGCAGCCGCAATTGTTGACATGGTCACACCATCAACCGCTTGCGCAACATTAGGCGCATCAGGCAGTGGCGGCACGAAATGCCTTAGCATAATCAACCGCTGCCGCGTTTCTCACATACTCTTCAGCAGTGCCTTTACCAGCCACCGTGTTGTAATACTTTTTCCAGTAATCAGCACGGCCAGCAAGGGAAACAGGAATTGCCCCCGGCACCAACTTATAAAACAACCGCGCCACCACAGCCGCAGCCAGTGGCGAAACATCCAGCGCCGCATGCGGCAACAACGCCAGGTCAAAATTAAATGCCGCTTTAATCGCAGCAATATCAGCCGCTTTAGTGCGCGCCTGCACATCTTTCAACCCAATGGGGTCACATTGGAACGCACCACGCCCAGCACCATTAGGCGTAGGGTCGCGGAAGGTGCCTAAACGCGTCTCCTGCGCTGCAGTTTCAAGCAGCAGGCTAACGGCCGACTGATTCTCACCAGCGCCCAAAACACGGCACACAGCGCCCACAACCTCATAAATATTGTCAGCAGTAGCAAGGCCGTAAAATGTAGGCATAAATTCAGCTCAAAAAAAAGCCCGCTTTTGAGGGCGGGCAAGGGTCTGGAGCGAAGGAACAAGGCAAAAAAAGCGGCAATAAAAAAGCCCGCTTTTTAGGGCGGGCTTTAAGGGTTATTGGCTAAGTGCAGCTTTGCTAAGTATGGCTTAAATCTAGCAGATGTTAGGCGCCAGATGCAAACCTTTTTTCAAGCACAGGATTCAATTGCCCATCCACCCACACAACAGCAAACGCCAACTGCGCACCAACAAACTTTCTGTCCACCTTCAATCGCAGCGCAATCTGTGAATGATTCCACTGCTGGATATACGTCAACTTCAACAAATCCGCCCACAAGCGCCGATCAGACTGCACCAGCCGCAACACCAACCGCTCAACCTCCTCAATCATCCACGCCGGGTCGCTTAAATTGTAAATCGTCTTACCACCGCCACCACCACTACGGCGAGGAAATGCACCGCCCAGATTATTTTGCCAAAAGCCCCATTGCTCCAACCTATGTTCCGTTTTTATTAAAGATTCATCGCCAGCAAGTACCATAAAAAACACCCCTTTTAACTAAAAAGCCCCAAACCCGTAAACAACCCCAAAACCCGTATTTACACCCGCAAAACAAAATCATCTAAGTTATTGATAAACATCTAAAACCCGTAAACCCGTAAACCCGTATAAACATTTCTCGCCTGAGAAAAAATTTTTTATCTCACTAAAACATTTCTCACTATAAAAACGCGCCCGCGCGCAAAAGGCTTTACGGGTTTACGGGTTCACGGGTTTCCTATACTTTTCAACAACTTACAATTTGCACCTTTACGGGTGCCTTTACGGGTTTGCGGGTCAATCCTCAAACGCCATTAGAATCCGCTCAAACTCAGCCACACAGCCGCCAAGCCATTCTTTCTGCGCCAACCCATCAGGGCACTCACCCGCAATAAAAAACGTGCCCTTAAGCAATGGCCGCCCCGCAATCAAATAATCAAGGTCGCGCCGCTTGCGCAACTTGCTACCAATAAAGCTCTGAAACTTATGCGCGCCCATACCGTGTTCTTTATTGGATTGCACCCACTTATCAAACACCCTGAACAAATCGCCAACACGCACAGCACAAAACGGAACCTGTTTACCATTGTGATTCACCTCGCCAGCTTGCCAGGCATTAAAAAATACTTCCCAAATGGGCAACCCATGCTCAATCAATTTAGCCTTAGCGGCCGTCATCGGCGGCTGGGTATGCGGCCCGAACGGCTTGCCTTCCCCCTCAAACTGCATTGGCGTATCCAACAAATATTGGTAAAACGCCTCAGCCCCACCATTCTGCAATTCATAATCCACCCCAAATTGCAGGTGTTCATACATCTTCGCCTCAGGCCAAATCACCAAAAACCGCCTATCGCTAGGCTCCACCGGCAGCGGTAAAACCTCATTCGACAAAAACACCGAATTCATATGGTTAGCCTCTTCCCAACCACTGGTGAATTTCTTCTCAATCCGCACCGTGCCACCAGTAATCACCTGTTTTAGCGTACCGGTATGGCTGTACTTCTGCCCACGGCTCAAAACCTCCTCGTAGCAACAATAGAGCGTTCGGCTCATCCAATCGTTATATTGGCCCTCAAGCTGCGCCTGCCCCACCGTTTTGCCATACTCGCCATAAATTGCCCGCATCACCACATCAAAAAAATAGCTTTTACCGCTGCCATGAATACTGGAGTGCACCAGCACCGCAGAAGCCATTTTCGCGCCGGGGTTTTGCAGCGGGTACGCCAACCAGCGCCGCAACCACAAAAACACCTGCATGTCTTCGTTGCATAACTTCCACAACGCATTCTGAATATGCAAACAAGCCGTATCACTACGCACCGGCTCAATTGCGAACCCACGAAAGGTATTTATGTGTGTAGTCGGGTCAACCTTCTGTGAAGGGTCAAACACCAAATTGCGCCGCAACACCTCAACGCGGCTAGGGTGCTTAATCCAATCCTCAAAACAGTCTGCTATTGCATATTTCAGCTCTTTAAGCGGCACCAGCTCGCGTTCGTGTTTATCCCAAGCCATATCACTAGGGTTAAGGTACACATAGCGCATCAGCGCCCCAACCACTCCCCGCCCCCCTTCTTGTGGCGGCGGTGGCGCTCGCAGCACGTCTGCCTTATCCACCGTGCGGCGGCTGGCATGGTCCACCCATTGGCTAAAAAGCTCTTTGCCAATCAGGTCCTTAAACGCTAATTTCTTAAGAATGCGGTGCTTATCCGCATCCCAAACGCCGCCCTCGCTAATCAGCGCAAAACGACGCAAAACACCCTCTAAACTGGGGCGCTCCTTATCCATGGGGTCTGGGGAATCGGTGGCACCAATCGGCATTTCGCCAAAATCCGGCGGGCTCAAGTCTGCAGAATCAACCAGCTGCACCGGCTTAGGAATAAAGCTGGCCATAGCCGCATCCAACTGATCCCGCACCGCATCCAGCCCACCCAGCGCATGCAAATCATTAAAATCATTCGGCGAATCAGCCACGGGCCACCCCCGCAAAATTCGGCACCAGCAAACAGCCGTTACAAGCCTGCGCCGCCTCTGCGCCCTTGCTTATGCCAATCGGGTCGTCGTCGGCCAATATAAAAAACAGGCTTTGCGGCAACACCTTCACCAGCTCAGCAGCAACAACAGGCAAGTTGCCCGCATCCAGCGCCACCGCCATAGGCCAGCCCCGCGCCATATGCGCACTGGCCGCCGTGGCGTAACCCTCAGCAATACCCACAGGGCCACCAACAACCGGCTCGCCAAAAAAATGGAACAAGCCGGTTTTGCGCCCGTTGCGCATAAATAATTTCTTGCCGGTTTCGGTAATTATTTGCAGGTTCATCAAACGCCCAGCCGCATTGCGCAGCGGCACAATCACGCTGCCCGGCTTAACGTAAAAAAATTTGGTGTCTTCAGTGCGGGCTTTAAAAAACGCGCTAATTTGCTCAGCGCCACTGATTAAATTAATGGCTTGGCTAGCCTCAAGGGTTTCAATAATCAGCCCAGCATGCGCAAACCGCACCCCAAACCCGCCAACCTTTTTGCGGCCTAAATACAGGCTTTTTCCCACGGTATGTAATTGCGCCCAAATGCGTTCGCAAGCATCGGCAACTATTTCATACCAAGCCGCAATTTCCGCATCTTCACGCACCCGCTGTGCCGCCAACTGCTCACGCCGCGCCGCCTGCTCAATAGCAAAGGCTTTTTTCTGTTCGGGTGTCATTTCGGTTTGCGTAAACCGCCAGCCTTTATCCAGCGCCAGCTTAAAAATAGTGCCCATGCTCACACTACCGCGGGGGCTACTACCCTTAAAACTCGCCCACTTCTGGCGGCACTCTTTAGCACTGTATTTTGCAAACCCTTGGCTCCAGCTATCCCACACATCAAATGCCAGGTCACCAAACTCACCACGCAACGCCATGCCGGCGCGGTACCACAATTCAAAATCATTGCAGTCCAAATGCAACAACGCGCTGGCCGCGTCGTCCAATGTGCAATCGTCGTAATTCATTCGCAGGCCCTAGTGTTTTTATATTCAGCCCTTTTTGCGGGCTTTTGGCGTTCCAACAATCGTTTGATAATGCCTGCACAAACCACAGGCACAAAAAAACCGCTAAGCGGTTTTGCTTAGCGGTATCGGGTGACTCACAACCAGCGCACCATTAGTAATACGTTCGATCTCATAGGCGCGGCGCATGGGGATAACTTCACCCCATCCACATACAGACGGCGGCCGTATAGACAGCGCTTCAGCCACCGCCTTAACCGATCCGAAATAATTCAACACATCACTTTTTAACACGAACAACCTCGCACGAAATTAGCTATAACTAATTTAGCGCATAAGCCATACCGAAGTCAAAAAGAATTAGGATTAACTTATGGATACTATTGGCTCACGCATCAAACAGCTAAGGCGCGCTTTCTCGCCCAAGCTCACCCAAAAGGAACTGGCCAAGCGCTTGGGCATAACCGCGCCATCCTTATGTGCTTGGGAAGGCGACGAAAGCAAGCCAACCGGCGAAAACCTGCTAGCGCTAGCCAACGCGCTAAACACAACGCCAGAATCCATTTTGGGCATCAAACACCACACACCCAAACATAACACGCCAGCCGCCAACGGCTTGCACTATGTACCAGTAATAACCAACGCCGAGGCCGCCGAGTGGAACACCCAACCCAACCACAACCTAACCAACCATCAACGCTGGCAGGCCACCACCGCCCAGGTTAGCGCCAACGCCTACGCCATAACCGCCGAAGGCAAAGCCATGCACAACCCCAACGGCGCGCCCAGCATCCCCAGCGGCAGCGTGGTAATAGTGGACCCAGAAGCAACGGCCCGCAGCGGCAACATAGTGGTGGTCAAACATCTAGAGACCGGCACCATCTCAATTAAAAAACTCGCCCAAGACGGCGCCGACCGCTACCTAGAGCCACTAAACCCCGACTACAAACCCAGCAAGCTAGACGAAACCTGCGAAATTATCGGCGTAGCGCGCCAAGTCGCGCAGGATTTTTAGGCACAACAATCAACGCAACATTTCCCGCCGCCGTATTTCAGCCACCCACCGCCGAATAACACCGCTTCACCGCGCTTACAAAAACCCATTAAAAAGCATTAACAGCACACCGCAAAAACCACTACCAACGGCTTAGTTTGTCGCTTAATCTAACAACACGCAGCCCCCCCCCCCTTCGCACCACCAAACTGCCAAAACAGCCTAGCGCATCACCCCAGCAGACCACCGCACAGGATGTAACATGCAAACCACCACGCACCGCCACCACTACAGCCAACAAGCAGCTCAAACCACCATCACCGGCCAATCACCACAAAACCCCAACGGCTCGCCATCCATAGCCGCAACCGCCACAGCCATCATCCAACCCAATATGCCAGCCAAGCAAGGCAGCTGCATCGCCATTCAGCTGGCCGGCGCAACCGCGCCAACCATTGGCGTACTTCACGCCACGCCAGCAGCGCAATGGCTGCAACCACTCAACCAGTCGGCACCCGTCCACCTAACCCACGGCTACAAGCTGATTGGCGTGGTCACCCAAATACTGCACGGCCTATAACGCAAAAAGGCCGCAAAAGCGGCCTTTTCATCACCCAGTAGTACCCATCACCAATTGCCGTTAGGCTCCGCCGCCACAATCCCCTTGCCAAGACTATCTGCCAACGCCAGCAAGCCAGGGCGAATATTGTCCATATCTTTTTGGCTCCAAACGGGGTTGTCCATAGGCCCATGAATCCCCGCCTGTGGCGGTATCAAAATGCGCAGGCCGGTAAACGCCACCCGCGCCTTTTGGTCCTTCATATCAATGCGCATACTAAACGCCACCCGCCACCCCGTGGTACCCATGCAACCAGTCACGCAGGGGTAATCAATAATGCCATTACCCACCACCACCCCGTTTTGCGGGTCGTCCAACTCAATCACCGCCTTAGCACTGCGGAACGTTTGCGCCAGCCACAGCTTAACCCCTTGGTAAATCTGCTGCTGGTTTTTGCCCGGCAACTGCACCACCTGTTCTACTCGCAACGCACTCTCGGGCAATTGCGGCTCCACAGCGCAACCAACCAGAGCTAAACACACCGCCAACACAACACTAATCAATTTCATAACGCCCTCCTGTTTTTCCCATAAAGGTATACCCGCCCGCGGCTATACCAAACCGAAAGAAAACCATACCTACAACCCGCCGCGCTAGCAAGCAGCTAATAAAAAATTAGCTAATACTAATTTTTTTCTTGACCTATAAATTCGGCATAGCTAATATTTGGCCATCCCCAACCTAATCCGGACAAGCCAAATGATCTACATACACCCCACAGCCACCAAGCCAGCGGCCATTGCCGATCTGGAAAAGCAAACCGGCCTACGCGCCCAGGTACGCAACCAGCACGCCGTGCTAGTACCAAAAACCGTGCTGGTATTCGCCATCACTAAACCACCAGAACACCACAGCAAAGACTGGACAAGAACAGGCGGTGCCGCATGAGCCTTTTAGCCCTAGCACTAAATTCTTATTCTATTCCGCATATAAGAACGGAAGATCTAACCGAGAGCGGAATACCCGAATACACACTTACAATAAATTTATCAGAAGAATATTCAAGTGAATTTGACGATGGTTATGATGGTTACGAAATTAAATTAGCGGAGCAAATTTGCAGAAAAATAATAGCGGCTTGCAATTATTTTGATTCAGTCCCACTGAAGGAAATTCTAAAAAAACAGGATTTTCATCAACAAGAGAAAAATGAATCATCGACAACACCATCTGCCCAAGAATTTCTAACCGCTGGCATAAACCACCTGCAAGCCCGCGCCAGCACCTACGACGCCCCAGCCGGCGAGCGCAGCATGGCCAAAACCGTCGCCATGTTTAACACCTACGCAGGCACGGAAATTACCGAGGAGCAAGGTTGGCACTTCATGGAAATTTTAAAAATTGTGCGCGCCAGCCAAGGCGAATTCAAAGCCGACAACTACGAAGACGGCGCAGCCTACGCCGCCCTAGCCGGCGAATCCGCCGCGCGGGACCGAGGCAAAACATAACCCCAAAAAAACCACAAACCAAAGGAGCACACCATGGAAATCAAACGCACAAAAACCGGCTACCAATTAGAAAACCTGTTAGCAACTGGCCTACCGCCACGCTGCTGCCAGGTACTACTACTCAGAGCCAAAGGCCTAACAATTCCAGCGACGGCAAAACAGCTGGGGTGCGGGGTGGAGACCGTAAAAAGTCGAGTAAAGGATTTATTCCACAAACTAAAAGCACACAACACCGCCGAGGCAATCATCAACGCCATGGCCAACGGCAATTTACACAGGGTACAAACATGAGCTACAGGCGCCACCAATTAGCAAAAGAGGCTTTTATCGCCTTCGCCATTCTGATCGTAATGATCACCCTGCAGTGCGCGTTTGAAACGCCCTAATGGAATGGCAAACCGGCAGCCGCTGGCACATCTACACCGCAGAGCGCTACCAAATAAGCAAAAGCCAAGTTGGGCCCGAAACGGTTTACACCGCATGGGCCCCAAAACCCGAAAACAGCAAAACCCTAAATTGCCTAGGCTGCAAAAACACCGCAGCCGAAGCAAAACAACTGTGCGAAGAACACCGCGCAACAACAAAAAACTAAACCAACCAGCGAGGCAACACCATGTACCGACAAGACTTAATGATGGCAACACTCAACACCCTGCGCAGCGGCAAAGCAATGGAGGAAGCGAGCGAAATTTTAAATAACGCCGTTAACGCCGCCCGCGACACCAACAAAGCGGCAGAAATAAAACTCACCATAAAAATAAAGCCAGACGGTTTTGGCCGTTACGCAATCATTGACGAAATAACCGCAAAAATCCCCAAACTGCCAAAACCAACAACCCTACTGTGGGGCACACCTGAAGGCAATTTGCAGCGCACCGACCCCGACCAAAACGAGCTGGACTTGCGCGTAGTGTCCGACGCCGCAAAACCCAAAACCCTGCAACAAGAACAAACCGTACCCGCAAAAATAGTCTCTTAACCGCGTAACACCCGCACCAAATAAAAAAACCCTAAAACCCAACCCAAGAGTATTTACCATGAGCGAACCAGTAATCAGCGAATTTAAAAC